TATACTGATTATTGCTTGTATTATCGTAACCATCTACACTAAAGTTTATAGTATCCTTCTCGTCTAATACAGATCCTAAATGGCGCCACCAATCAACTTTCTTATAACTTCCATTGGTTATAATATACAAATGAATTAAAGGATTTGTCTTTTTGAAATAGTCGCAAATATCAATCATTTCTTTGCAATATATAGGATCGCCAACATCGCCGCAAAGTGTTATACGCTGTGTTTTTTGTAATTGTTCGACTGACAAGAAACTTTTTACAAATTCTAATGTCATATCTTTATTAATCCATCCAATATTAGGATGCTCAGTTCTAGGGCACCTAGGACATTGTAGTGTACATCTACTACTAAGTTCCAAATGCCAATGATAAGTTTGCCACTTCATATAAAGTAATCCAATCTCTTGATATTTCTATCTTTAATTAAATGTAACACTTTATCTGCTGCGTCGTCAACATTGATCTTATCACAAGTAATTAAGTCAGACATTGGAGTATCAATTGGGCCAAAATTAATAATTTTACAATCCCATGCATAACTTCTACTCATTTGTTTACAAGCTTCTTGAAGCATTTTTTTGTTTAATCTATAATCCCAATATAAATGATCTCGTTGTACATCTGTCCTAGTATAATCCGCTACATACGATCCAATATTAATTACTTGTTTATTTCTATTATGTGACCACATTTTAAAAAATTCTTCTAATACACTGACTTGATAATTTTTATCATATGCATTATTAATTAATAAATCGCAGTCAGTAAATTCTTGTGCCCATTCATTGACATTTGCAATGTTGTAGTTGTTAGTTCTGCTAACTCCAATTACTGGAATTTTTTTAGCAATAGCAGAGCCTAACCCAGACGTATGACCAGTTAATAAAATTTTCATTGCTCAGCCCAATACTTACATTCATCATACCATTCACTCATTTCAGGAAAAGTTTGAAGGAAGTTAGTACCTCTACGCTTGTCATGCTCACTGAAGAACTTATAGAAGTCTGCTTTAACAGAATTATCAAATTTGTTAATTTTAGGATTCATTTGATCTACTATACGCTGTAATCTCTGTACTTCGTAATCTTTGAATCCATGAAATCTAGTGTCCGACATTTCAGGCAACGATTTCATCCATTCAATGGTATTCTTCAGCCTATGTTGATATGCAGCTGGCATACCAATTGGAGTCTGCCACAAAGGTTCACGCAGTACCGGTGTATCAAACCATACACGCTGATATGTTGTACTATGTTTCTGTCTGAGTGTTAATATCCATTGTAGTAACCTATGCACATTGGGAATGGCTAAATTACTCATTGTGACAATGAATGTCAAACTATTACGATAAGGTATCTCAGTTAAGAACCGTTCAACATTTTCCTGTACTAAATCAAAATTCATGCCATCTCGAATATACTCGGCTTGACTACCCCATGTATCTAAACTAACAAACTGCATGAAGTGTTCAATGTTTTCGCCTTCACACAATCGTTTGACATAGTCTATGTATTTGTCAAATACAACTGGCTGCTGACTGAAGTTACTGGTTGTGTTTAGATGTAGGTCAGGCTTTGGATTGGCTAATACATAATCAAAAACACGATATGTATTCTTATCCATAGTTGGCTCGCCACCAGTCATACGAAAGTGTTTTAGTTGAGGATATAGTTCGGGCCACCAACGCCAAAAAGCATCAACATATGGATTAGCGTCACGATTAGGAATAACACTGCGTTCGCCCACAAAGTGACTTGGGTCGTTATGTCTATTGCGGGTAGGATAGGCACCATGCTTGGCGATTTCCTGAGCCCATGTGCTACTAAATTGAGGGCTGCAATAACTACATTTAAGATTACAAATATTGCTAAAATTGACTTCAACATATGCAGGATTCACATTCCATGTTAGGGGATCCTGAACCACAATCTCATCAAATCTCTCAGCCGCCCAGGGCTCCCCTGACCGATAGTGTCTATCTGATAAGTTTCCAGTGGCTTCAGCACGCCAGCAATATGAACATTCTTCTGGCTTCTCTCCCCGTAACATCCTGTGTCTTTGGGTCTTCTTGTGATGGGTGTTATGGAGCGCACTGGGGTTATTCTCAAGTTCATTTTCCTCAATCTTGTGTAAGGGTGGATGGTAACAACTATTTGTATGACCTGTAGTAAGATGTAAGCTTGTCTGCTGCCATTTGGCAAGACATAATGCTGGTCCAAGCTTGGCTCGCATTTTTTCTGCACTACTCATAAAACCGCTGTTTAGTGTGCCATCATCGTTAATGGTATTAGTATCACCTGAATTGTCTAGCGGTGTGTTTAATGACTCTGTCATAATCTCTTTCTGGTAGCATTATATCTATATTCTTATAAGGTGTTTGATGTGCTTTAAACCATGCACTTTGTTCTGAGGACAAATGAACAATATTAAGTCCAAGCCTGTTTGTTAACGCAGTGGTATAATCTTCAATATAGGAGTCATTGAAGTTTTCATAAATTTCCTTCAGCTTGTCAAAATCTCTGACTTCAGTATGATCCCAATCAGTATCAAACATCACACGCCATGCGCCATACCTAGCACCCATTATAGCCCAATCACCATAATCAACATCATTGCCAACGCTGCACCAAATTTCAAGATTACGACGGTTACCATGCCAAGCAGATTCAAATTCTATAGGAGTTAGTCTGCGTCCTTGATCCAAGCACATCTTAACACCTTCTCTAAATCCTGCTCGCCATGCATGATATTTGCTTTGATTGGGATATGTTGTACTATACATGTCATGCATAGCCCAATATCGAGTGTCGAAACAAAACTCTACCGTAGTTGTATCACTGCCATCTGTTGCTTCGTGACTACGCATATTTTCAACATATGTCTTAGTCCAACTGCTAATGCCGCCATTACCATATGACAGACCATTGATATTATTAAGAGCACGCCAGCGGAATACACAGCTATCGTTTGTTTGATCTATGCGTAGCTGTTCGTTGAAAAACGCAAAGTCTGGAAGATTGTCGCCATCTATTAGGATAAAGCGTTCAGTATCACTTGCAGCGGCAGCAGCTTTATGAGCAGCGTCGCTGCCTTTTACACCATGTACTCGTTTAGCCCATGGTGCATGAGCTAGAATTTTAGCCCAAAATTCATCAGCACGAGGTTCGTCATAAGTTAGATATATGCAATCTAATTCCGCAACATCTACTATTTCAACCATTTGCCCAACCTTTAGCTCTTGGATGATCCGCAGTCACAGCAAACTGACAATCATCTTCTAGAGCATAATACATATTACCACCTCTTGTCAAGATGTTTTGTGTGATTGTTGTGACGGGTATTAGTTGCTCAGTGGTTGGTGGTAATTCAATACAGGGAATGGTTAGGTCAGCTAGTACCTTATCAAATTCTTCCAACCATTCTTTATCGTATGCTAGTTCTATATCCTCGTTCATATTGGTCAATGATCTCATCTGTTGCAAATGACTTTACTTGATAATGTAATGGGCGTGTCTGCCTAAAGAATCCAATAGCAGGACAAAAGTCATTGTGTATTTCAATATTTAATTGCTCAGTCCATTCGGTATCACGATGTAGGTTCTGCAACTCAGGTTTCATATGAACAAAGCCCCATCCAATATCAATCAATGGAATGTTTAGAATCTTAGCAGCAAGTGCATATACTTCATCTGTACGTGGAGTATCATATCTACAATTAACTAAGTGTTGATCTCTATACCATGCCCAATCTGCAATAATTGTCTGCATTGTATCATAAAACTTCTTGGACTCTCTATCAAAAGTAAAGTAAGTCCACCCACTATAGATATTAGGCAGAAGGTTATCATCAAATATCTTACGCTGGCTACGACTTGTAATCTTCTTATGATTGTATGTATAAACGGTTTGTGTGAACAGCATAGTATAAGGATTATACACATCCCATAGCCAACTATAGTCAGCAGTGAATAACATGTCAGCTTCGGTCTTAATAGTTCGTTTATAAGGACTTAGACGGAATACTTGCGATTCATTCTGTTGTTTAATTGTACCAGTAGCAAGATCAGTATTCATAACAATAACTTGATCGAACACTGCTCGTTGTTGATCAGTAATTTGATCAGCAGTTGCAACATCTGTTATGATGCTAAATGATTTTACTTTGCTTTGTGTTAGCTGACAACTTAATGCCTGTAGATAAGCAAGTCTTAGATAGTCAACTTCGCTATTCTGTACTACACAAACATATCCAGCGGTCATAGTTGATCCTTGTTCATAAGATGTAGATCAACATTCTTAATTTGGTTCAAATAGATTTTATCATCTACATATTGGTATGTCAGTTGATTGCTTCCCCATGCTTTGTATTCAATTTGCTTATTACAATTAATAAGAGGTAGATCCATGGTGTAGGATTTTAACCCATATCCTCCAATCAAATGACAAGCAATACTGAATATATAATCATTACGTATTGGGCTTGGGAGGAAGCCATATAAGTTGCTATAATATCCATAATTGTTTTGTACCAACTTGGCCATTTCAAATATTGCTTGTGCTTCATCTGACTTGTTAAAGATCATAATAGTAGCCCAGTTCATAGCAATTTGGCTATGCCCAATTTGAAGTTGGTATATGGATAATCCTTGTTTGGGATCGTATATGTTACCAGCAATTAGAAAATCTGCTGAGGAATCTACGTAAGGTTTTAGGTTATCAGTTGCAAGCATAAGATCACAATCTATTACTAATGTGCGATCGTATGGAGATAAATCGTATAAATTAGTTCTAATTAAGTTGTACCAATCACTTGGCGGTTTCCCCATTGGGTAACGAGGATTATTTTTAGGACGATCAACTATTAGTTCTGCATGTTTTGAATTGATTGATTTATCAGTGATAATAGTAACAGGTATGTTTAGATGTTCTACTACACGATCAGCAGCAGCAATTGCTAAACTTGTATAGCTGTATTCAGCAGTATCAAAAGCTGTAATTAAACAACCCTTAGAGCTGTTTAGCTGTTCGTATTTTAGCTTGTTCATTATATTGATAATACCATTCGTTCATTACTTCGTGATAGCGTTGGAACATGATTGATAGTAGATCATGAGCATTTACTTTAATAGGAATCTTATGATTGTCAAGTAGCACAACTTCTTGAGATCCTAATAAGTCTAAAAAGTTAATCTGTTCTTTAGTTACGGAGAAAACACCATTGTTATGAACAACGGTTAGCCTGCTGGTCATTGTAACTTCAAGATTTTGTTTAGCTAGTTCACGATCATATGCTAGTCGTGCAAGATCACGTAATGATT